AGCAATTGTTTCAGACGGATCAAGAGTGGATCAAACATCAACCGGACGCGGAAAAACAACTTCGTCCGGACGCAGACCATCGGGAACGAGTGGTGGCAGACCATCACAAAAACAATCAGGACGGCGCACATGACACTTCGAATGATCACAGAACCAGCAGTTGAACCCGTCACCATTGCGGAAGTTATGGCGTGGGGGAGATTGGATTCAGACAATCAAGAACCCGCACCGTCAGCACTGACTGCTGCACTTGCAGGGCTTGGCGCAGGAAATGTTGACAACGGCGCGCATCGTTATCTTGCAACGTTCGTCACGGCGGACGGTGAAACACAGGCGGGAACAATATCAGATGCGGTGACAACCACTGGCGGGGATGGTCAGGTTGCACTGACTTCGATTCCGCTTGGCGGCGGACTGGTTACATCCAGAAAAATTTACAGGACACAGGCTGGCGGATCAGATTATTTCTTATTGGCAACGATTGCGGATAACACCACAACGACTTATGCCGACAACATCGCTGACGGTTCACTTGGTGCAGGTGCGCCAAGTGCGAACACAACCACCGATCCGACACTGAACATGTTGATCACTGCTGCACGAAAGGTTGCAGAAAAGATCACAGGTCGTTCGCTGATCACGCAAACACTGGAACAAGTTTTCGACAAGTTCGATCCGGACGGAATGGCACTGGACACAATGCCAGTGCAGTCGATCACGTCAGTGAAATATATTGATGAAGATGGTGTCGAACAGACAACCAGTTCCGCAGATTATGTTCTGGACAATGACACGATCCCGTCATGGTTGTTGCGCGCTTATGATGTGGATTGGTCGGACACACGCGACGTTGCACAGGCTGTCGTGATCAGGTTCGTTGCAGGGTACGGCGCAGCGGGGTCGGATGTTCCCGCAGAAATCAGGATGTGGATCGCAGCACAAGTTGCTGCGGCATACGATAATCCGGACGGGCTGCTGCGCGGCAACCCGTCGAAGTTGAAGTTCATGGATCACTTGCTTGATCCTTATGAAATTAGAATGCTATGACAAGAACAAAACGAATCACAATCCAGTCGCGGGCGGATGTTCAGAATTCGATTGGTGAAATGATTCCGGCATGGACAACGTTCGCTGTTATGTGGGCGCACGTTGCAGACTTATCAGGTCGAGAGTACACCGCAGCAGACGCAACACAAAACACGGCACAAACTTCAATGAATATTAAATACAAAGCCGGATTAGTTGCTGACATGCGGGTTCTTCTCGGCTCTGATATTTATAATATTGAAGCCGTCCTTGGACAAGACAAACAAAACCTGACACTGATGTGCAAGCGACTTCCATGATTGAAATAGATACAAAGTTCACGAACACGCTTGATGATGAATTCAGGATGTTTGAAGAATCAGTCAGGGATGAAGTTTTGCTTGCGGGTGTTGCTAAAATGGCGGCGGTTGTCTATGAAGAAGTAAAGGCGAACGCAAGCCGACACGTCCTGACCGGAACACTTTTGGCTGCGGTTTATCGTGCATACAGTCCGGAAAAATCCAAGCAGGGTGTTCAGGTTTATAATGTATCAGTGAACAAGAGCGATGCACCACACTGGCATTTTCTGGAACTCGGAACATCACGTCAGGCAGCACAACCGTTCATTCGTCCGGCGACTGACAAGTTGCAGGATGCAGTCAACGCAGGGGAAAAAAGAATGTCGCAAAAACTGAAAGAAGTGATCGGGAACAACAGACCGAAATGACAGTTGAATCTGAAATATTTGACGCAGTGAAGGGACTGGTCAGCAACAGGGTTTTTCCTGACGTTGCGCCGCTGGACACTGTTCGACCATACATCACATATCAGCAGGTCGGTGGTGTTGCGATCAACTTTGTTGATGCGGGTGTTCCTGATAAAAGGCGCAGTCGTTTTCAGGTGAATGTGTGGGGGGATTCAAGAACAGAAGTGTCCCTTCTCGCGGGGCAAGTGGAAGATGCGTTGCGGGTGATTGCTGCATTGCAGACAACGGTTGAATCATCACCGATTGCGAGTTTTGAATCAGACACCAAGCTGCGCGGCAGTGTGCAAGATTTTTCTTTTATTACTTAACCACAACCATGAAGGTGAATTGAAAATGATTAAAATATTAAATACTTTAAAATTGTTTTTCCTTGGTGTTGCAGAAGCAGCACACGGAATGTTGTTCCGGTACATGGGGCGGCAAGGATTAATTCTTCACGCTGTCCAACTTCCGAACGGTGCGTTGATTGCAATCGCTGCATCATACGGCGTAGCGAAAACCATGTCAGTGATCACGAATGCTGATCCGGCGGTGGCAACGCTGGAAGCGTCACACGGTATTTTAGAGGATGACATCATGGAAGTGACGTCCGGCTGGTCGCGGTTGAATGATCGTGTCATCAAGGCGGGAACGGTTGCAACCAATGATGTTGACATGGCGGGACTGGATTCACAGTCAACAACGCTTTATCCGGCGGGAAGTGGTATCGGATCAATCCGTGAAATCCTGACATGGACTTCACTGACACAGGTGTTGACCGCAGAATCATCCGGTGGTGAACAACGGTTCTTGCAGTATCAATTACTTGAAGCGGATTCCGAAATTCAGATTCCAACGGTGAAGGGCGCATCACAGATCGTCATCACAGTGGCGGATGATGAAACACTTGCAGGATATATTCTGGCACTGGTTGCAAATGATGACGGACTTCCACGTGCGGTTCGCATTACACTTCCGAACGGTTCTGTCATTTACTACAACGCATACATATCAGCATCAAGGATTCCGTCGTTGTCAGTGAACAATGTCATGTCACAGGAAATCACAATGTCATTGTTGGGAACACCGTTCCGTTATTAATCGTAATATTTTAGAAGGTGGTTGATTATGTCAAAATTGAAGCTGGCGGTTGATCCTACATTCAAGGGGATTGTTCAGATTCCGGTTGCGGGCGGAAAGCCCGTTCCGGTTGAACTGGTGTTCAAACACAGAACCAAGGACGATCTGAAAAAGTGGATCGACAAAAGGAAGGGGACGGACGACACAGAGTCCTTCCTTGACATGGTTGTCGGTTGGGAACTGGAAGATAAGTTCGACAAGAAGCATGTTGAACTTCTTTTGCAGAACTACGCTGGCGCGGGTCTTGCGGCTTTCAAAGCATACTTGGAACAACTGATTCAAGGACGCTTGGGAAACTAGCCGCCGCAGCGCGGGCGATGTATAAACAACCCGCCGCTGCGGGCGACCTTGAACCGTTCGGACTGACGCAAGCGGATCTCGAAAAGGATGTTTTTGTGTGGTCGGACTGTTGGGAATCCGTGATGGTTTTTCATTCACTAAGTTCACAATGGCGCATGGGATTCAGCGGTGCGTCCGGACTGGATTATTCGTCACTTCCATTCATGTTCAAGATCAAGAACATTCCGGAAGAAAAACAGGCGGAAATTTTCGCTGACATTCAGGTGATGGAAGTTGCAGCAATTCAACAAATGAGGGAAAAAACTTAATGGTCAATGAAGTTCTAGGTCGCGGCACGATTGAACTGCGCGGTGATTCCAAGAAATTACAGGCATCAATTCAGGAAGCCAAGAAGTCAATTCGTTCACTTGGACAGGGGCAGAAGAACGCCAGTGCAACCGCGTCGCGTTCAATTGACAGATATGTCCAGAAACTTCGAACGCAAAACGCGATGGTCGGGAAGTCGCGTCGTGAACAAGAACTATACAAACTAGCAGTGCGTGGTGCGTCGAACGCACAACTTCAAGCAGCCAATTCTGCGCTGCTTATGGCGGAACGCCAACAGAAGGCGGCAGCCGCCGTCAGGGGATTGAAATTCGGATTGATTGCGCTTGCAGCAGCGGGTGCAGTATTCGGAAGAATCGTGTCAAGTGCAATTGATGCGCAGGACGAACTTTCCAAACTATCACAAAAACTTGGAATCACAGTTGAAAATCTTGTGGGCTTGCAACACGCCGCCGGACTTGCTGGTGTCAGCAGTGAAGGTTTCACCAAGTCCATGCTGAAACTTGGTCAGAATATATTGGACGCATCACAGGGCTTGCAGACTGCAAAAATTCAATTCGGATTGCTTGGAATCACAGTCAGGGACACTGGCGGAAAACTGAAAGCACCGGATCGCATACTTGGTGAAATGGTTGAAAAGTTTGCACGAATGGAAGATGGTGGTCTGAAAGCAGCCGTCGCAATGAAGCTGATGGGAAAGCAGGGCGCGAACATGATCCCGTTCCTGAACCAAGGCACAGAAGCAATTGCCGCAATGGTGGAAGAAGGGAAACGTCTGAATCCTGTCACCGCTGAATCAGCAAAACAATCTGAAATCTTCAATGACAACATGTCGCGGCTGACAAAAACATTCACCGCACTTGCAGTCGTGTCCCTGAACAAATTGCTTCCTGTTATTTCAGAGGTTGCAACATTGTTCGCGGAAGAAGCATTGCAAAAAGGCATCAACGACACTGGAAAAGCAGCGAAGGACG